GCTTTGCCAGACCACCGATCATTCTCATACAGGTAGTCTTGCCGGCACCGTTTCTCCCTAGATACATACTGAGTTTTCTCTACTACTATCCCCTCGCTCAATATCGGTACTATAACTATAACCTTATCTGGGAATATCTGTACCTGCTCTAAGTGCTCTAAGAGGTATTCTACTTTTAATTTCTCATTACCGTCTACATATCTGGATACCTCCTCATCTATGTTAGCAAGTACCTTATCTATCTCTGCAATATCTCCAGAGTTAGCCTTATTCTTTTCTGTTTCTGCTTTGAGCTGGATGATCCTCTCATCTAGCTCCTCTGCTTTTTTCTGGTATTCCTGTTTATTTAGGATCCCATCTAAGTAGGCATCCAGTAGCTTACTTTTTCTGGAGAGCTCACGCTGTAGATCTGCCTCTGTATGTCCTCCATTTGCCTCTAGGAGCTGTTTTCTGAGCTTAGTAAGCCAATTTATCATATCATGCTTTATTGTGTCTGTATTTGCCTGTAATCGCTCTGATACTACCCCCATTATCTCCATGAGGGAGTTATAAGAGATATTTTCATTATCACAGCCTAAAGGATTTATCTCTCCAGCTTTCCCCATCGTGCTATCTCTTTTTCTGGTTCTCCTACCTTTAGTCTGCTTTGTACTGCATACCCAGTACTCATCCTTAGATACTCTCTGTTTCCTCCAGTAAGGAGCCCCACAGATACCACATACCAGCTTACCACTAAAAGAGTATCCGCTGGTTTTCTTGCCTCTCCTGTCGGATCCTGTGGCTATTACTCTCTCCTCATGGATCTTACAGATTAGATCCCACTCCTCCTGTGTGACTATCGGAGGGAGAGCGTTTTCTACATATACCCACTCCTCCTTAGGGAGTTTTATAGTTTGCTTACTCTCAAAATCGTGTCTTTCTTTGTTTATAATCATGGTACCTACATTTTTACAATCATATACAAATTTAGGTATATCCATAGGTTTCCACGGTTTCCCTACCGTGTTACGGTATCCAGCATCATTAAGCTCCTTAGCTATGAGGGTAGAGCCTTTTCTTGCCATAATTCCCTCACACATGAGCCTCCTTACCTTAGCCTGTTCTGGATTTATATAATACTTACCATCTTTTTTATCCCATCCATATACATTACCACTACCCTGTAAGGCTATCTCCTGCCCCTGTCTGGCTTTTTCTATTCTATGATCGTGGTAGTTATGGAGTTTCTTACTAAGATTTCTACTAAACTCCTCCGCTATAATCGCTCGTACACCTGTGATAAGAGCATCATCTGGGGAGTAAAATTTCCCATCCATGTACATAAACAGGAGCTTTCCTGTCTGTACTACCCTGTTAATAAAGAGGTACCAATCCAGAGTATTTCTCTGGAGCCTCTCTTGATCCTTGATTACTACAATATCAAATAGATCCTCATACAGATCCTCATAGAGCCTCTGGTAATCATCTCTGCCCTTTACCATCGTACCGCTCTTACTGCGATCAATATACTCTCCTACCAGTTTCCAGCCATGATCCTTAATACATCCTCTATTTTCCTCAATCTGGAGTTCTATAGCGTTTAGCTGTTCCTCCTCCGCTGTAGATACTCTGGCATAAAATACCGCTCTCATACCAATAGTATCTTTTATATCCGTTATTTTCCTGTATGCCATCCTGTTTACCCTCCTGTAATAGTCCTGTGAGCTCCTGTGTGCCTCATACAGCCACTTTTATATATTAGGTGTAGACTTCTTTACTCTCGATAAAATAGAGGGCTTTATGAGGCTGTTTTCAGTTCCTATCTATTATACACCCCTTATATACTAGATACAACTAAAAAATGAGGGCTACCAGCATTTTACAGCCAGTAGCCCTCTATATGAAAAAATATTAAGGAGTGCCTAAAGGATTAAGGTAACTTGATTACCTGTCCGATGTTAATAAGGTTTTTATTTTTGATACCATTGAGCTTAACCAGAGTATCTACAGTAGTTCCATACTTTTTAGCGATCTTGCTAAGAGTATCTCCCTTAACTACTGTGTAGGTCTTAGCGGATCCTCCGCCTGTCTTACCAGAAATATCTCCAGCATTTACCCAGCCATGTACAGTAGAGCCCTTACCAGAGATAGCCTGTAAATGATACGGATGTACCGCACCCTCAGCCTTGTTAGTTACCTTAGCCTGTCCTGCCTTACAACCGTATGCAACGCCACTAGCTGTAGAGCTGGTATAGTGGAGGCATCCTGTAAAGTTTACAATATCTCCAATATTGTAAGAGCCCCCTCCGTTACCAGATGGCTTAGGAGCCTCCTCTTTAGTAGCCTTAGAGCTGTACTTAGGAGTAACAAAGCCTCTGATATACTTACCGTTTACAGCAAGCTCTCTATAGCCTACAGCGTTACTCTTGTTACCCTCGATAACCTTAATAACGCCTCCAGATACAGATACTACAATACCGATATGATCCGCACTACCTGTATTATCTCCTACTCCGTTATCATCCCAATCATAAAGGATCATATCCCCAGCGGATGGAGTGTAAGCATCATTCTCTACCCAGATACCCATATTCTTAGCAAGCTGGATAAACTGATTACAGCTACACTCTCTAGGGATAATATCTGTAAGCCCTGCCTTGATACCTACAGCGGATGCAAAAGTAGCACACCACGCATCTGTATACTTTACAGCGTAACTTCTAGGGAGTGGCTTACAGGCGTTATAAGTATCAATAATCTTTTTATGGGATCCGTCACTCTCTTTACAGCCTAACCAACCCTTAGCGATCTCAACAACCTTTGATCTGATTTCTTTTTCTGTCATAATAATACCTCCGATCTAAATACTTAAAAAGGAGAGCCCTGTAAAGGCTCTCCCTGTCTGTCTGATAAATATATTTACTGTGGAGCTGTATAGCTCTTTGCTCTGGCACTATCGCCTAATCCCTTTGTAGTCGGATCGTTCAGAGTGTTCCAAACCGATACCGCCACTAAAGAGAGTACATAAGGATTAGAGACAGCTCCTACAATGAGCTCCCCTACCTTACTCCATGTGGTAAGATCCTGTGCTGTAAGTCCTGCATACGCAAGCACAGGAGTTAAAATACTAAGTACAATCTGTACCCAGAATACAGGATTTTTTACTCTAACTTTTAAATTCATACTGTACCTCCTTGTGAGTTTGTTAATAGTTGCTACGATACCTCAAAATGAGGTAAAGAGATAAACTGGATCACCTCCTTACTTTAATCCTACAGAAACCGCTAAGTATCCTAAGATAAGTGTTACAAGCCCTGTTACAATAAGCCACTTGAATTTATCCCACTTATCCCCATCCTTACCCTCCAGCTTGTTAAGCCTCTCAACGGTTTCATTCAGATCCCCACGCATATACTTAACCTCAGTAGCCAGCTCCTTTATAGCTCCGATCATCTCACTGTTACTTTTGAGTATGGGATACGCCTCTATCACAGATAAACTTTACACTAAAAGAGTAGTGCTCCAGCATCGCCATGTGATTACTCTTAATGAGAGCTCTTACCATCTTCTCAGCGGATCCCTCTGTGATTTTATCCTCACTCTTATAACATACTCTGGCTACTCTCTCGATCTTCTTTAAGATCTCCTCTCCATTGAGGGGATCTAAGATCTCATATCCTGCATCTACAATTTTCATATCATACCCTCCTCTTATCCTCTATATGCTCTGGATCTGCTATGTAGATAAGCACTATGCTACTAATAGGAATAGTGCTTACACAGCTATGAAACAAAGTACTCTCATCAACATAGATATACTCATCCTTAATATCTATGATCTTACCAGTACCCCCACGCTCCCCATTAAACCCTACTCCTCTAGGATCAAAGGGAGCTATATAATTTACATCTACAGTATCTCCTACTCTAAACTGCTCTTTCTTACCACTATTAGATACAAGCTCTACAATTCTCTCTACTTTAGAGATCTTTCCATCTAACATAATTGCCTCCTTACAGCACCATAGCTAAGCGATCCTTAAGCTCTCGCTCAATGTATTCTCTTACCTCAATCGGATTAGCATTACCTGTAATATGTACCTCTGTGTATCCGTTTCCCTCTTTGATCTCCTCCAGCTCTACTCCTGCCATACCAGAGATAATATCTTTAATGGTTTTATCTACGATCTCAGCAATCTCCTCATCGGTCTTACCGTTTCTCTTTCCTGTGATCTCGATATGTCCTACAGAGCCTCCAAACAAACCTCTTAACATAGCATCCATAAAATCCTCATGCTTAGGCTTGTCTTTTCTCTCCGCTCTGGCTCCCTCGATAGCATCAATCTCAAACTGGATAAACTCCTGTGCTTTCTTAAGATCCTGTACAATATCATCCTTATGCCCTGCTCTGGAGATGTACTTTACAGCACTCCCTAAGTTGAAATTTAAGCCCCACGCTCTGATTACATCCTTAGGCTGTGGGTTCAATCTGTTATAGTGTTCTGGGTTAATAGCATTACTCATATTATGCTTACCTCCTTATATTTGATAATCAACTTAATCACATAAACCTTAAAAAGTTAGACTTACTTACCTTTTTTCTTTTTCTTTGTGCAATTCTTACAAAGGGCTCTGTATTTTCCCTAGAGAAAAATCTTATACCCATTGTGCAATCTGCACTACTTCTTAGCACTTTTCATAAGCTGAGCGATCTCATCTAAGCGATCCTTAGCATCCTGTGAGAGCTCCTGTGTACCGCCACGCTCTACACGCTCTGTAGCCTCTCCCATAAGGAGCATATCCAGCTTAACAAGCCTCTCAAAATCGTTAATATTCTTTACTTTTACCTTGCCCTGTGCAATATCCTTACTAAAATCAGCCATAAGGTTATTGATAAGGATACGGTACTTAGTCCGTACATCCGTTAGCTCCGCTGTGATCTTAGCCTCGTTACTGTTCTGAGCGTTCTCTATATTTCTCTGTGTTACTCTGGCTACCCAGTTAAAAGCCCTGCTCCAGCCTGCTACAGTTCTCTCCGTTCTTCCTATAGTTTCTGCTACCGCTCTAAGGGATCTCTTATCTCCTAAGCCATAATACAGCTCAAAGGCTTTTCTCTGGAGCTCATTCTCTTTACTCAATGTATTAGGCATTACTCCGCCTCCTTTCTCCTCTCTTGTGAGGCTATTTTCCTTGCTCTTTGTGAATGAGGGGGATTTTCTACAGTTTTACTTACATTCCTGTTGTTATCTGTTAATTCCCTCTATTTTCTTTCTATCTATCTTCCTTACTATGTTTTCTTTTATAGTACTGAAATTAGTTTTTATATTTCTTTGTGTTATTACATTAACTACTCTTATATGTTTCTTTAGTATTATTACTTTATTTAAGCCTCTTTTCCGCCCTCCTCCGCCTTTTACTCATTTCATAGGGATTTCAGTACATAGAATGAAATTAAATAGAGCTACCTCTTACAGTAGCTCTTTCTCTCTTATATGAGTTGTTAATACTCTTATGATAGTTTCTTTCTCCGCCAGCTCCGCTCTCACACCTCTTACCTCTCTGTATACTTCCTCTCGGATCTTATTACAGGTATCTCCGTGATCTGTGAGCATCTTATTATATTTCTGTGTCATTCTATCTATAACATTCTGATCTACTCCCAGCTCTGCCAGATTTCTTATCTCCTCTGCTAAGGTCATTTCTCTTACTCCGCTCATAACCATTTTTCCGCCTCCACGCTCTTTTTTATAAGCCTCTCTTTAAAAGCCATGTAATAAAGCCCTCATCTGGAGTACTTTCTACATACTCATTGTATCTATTGCTAAGCATTACCAGCTCATCCTCTGTAATCCTTACACTGTTGGATCCGAAACGGAGCATAGGTAAAGTAGTTTTCTCCTCTTTCTTCTTTTTCTCCTTAGGTACTTCTTTCTCTGTAAAGATCTCTTTAAGGTCTATCTCTGTAAAGCCCATTACCTCTAAGGAATAATCTACCGCCTGTAACTCAAATAACTCCTTTTTGAGTAACTCATCATCCCAATTACTTAACTCTGCCAGCTTGTTATCTGCAATACGGTAAGCCTTTACCTGCTCTGGAGTGAGATCATCTCTTACTATGTATGGTACTCTATCCAGCCCTGCTAAGATACTAGCCTCTCTCCTCGTATGCCCTGCGATGATAACCATATCTGCATCTACGATAATCGGATTAGTAAATCCGTACTCCTTAATACTCTCCATAACCTTTTTTACTGCATAATCGTTAATTCTAGGGTTATTCTCATAAGGGATAAGATCCAGCGGATCTGTGTACTTTACTTGTAAATCTTTCATAGCCTCATGTACCTCTCTTTCTATTTATTTCCTAAGCTATGTAATTTTGTTTCATTAGTTAGGGTACATATCTGTAATTTTTATGCACCCTTTTACAGATCAAACTCTCCACGCTCTGTATAAGA